CAATGTCAGTGTAAAGTAATGTCAAAAGGGAACCTCATAGTTCTGTTCAGCAGCATCATCCGGTACTTCCACCAGTCTACCTGTGTCTCGTTCATAGAACAGTTTACAGGCTACACCCGTGAGACCAGCAAAGCGATTCTTCAGAACACGCACCACAGTGGTGTTTGCTTCCTTCAAGTCCTCTGCCTGCTGGTTACGTTCAAGACCAATCACACAGTCCGACAACTGTGCAATGGCAGCAGAACCCCTTAGCTCACTCAGGGACACCTGTGCGCCCTCCTCGTGACCCTTGGAGCCTTGAGGGCGTCTCAAGTGAGATACAAGGAACATACCAATGTTTAGCTCCTGAACCAAGGTTCTGAGCTTGGTCATGATCGCATCAATAGCCCTTCTCTCGTCGCCAAAACCCTCTTGTGACGACACGATGATGCTGATATGGTCGAGAATGAACCATTTGCAATCATATGCTTTAGCCATGTACCTGATACGGCTAAACACACTGTCATCATCAGCACTACCAAAGTGCTTCCAAAAGTAGAACCTTGAAGGATTGATCTTCTTCAACCACTCTACACGGTCTTCCTTGGATACGCCTGGTAGGTGCAAAGGTTGGTTTGCCATGATGGAAGCAATACCAAGACCAGTCCTCTTGGGCACCTCCTCCAAAGCAATCACAGCAATATTGTCCAGAGTATTGGTGTAAAGGTAATACTCCATCTCTCTAAGGATCTGTGACTTGCCCATACCGGAACCTGAAGTGACAGTAACTAATTCACTAGGGCGGAACCCATAGGTAAGGTGATTTAGACCACTCCAAGGGTAGAGAATACTATTGTCTTCTTCTTCATTCTCTACCTCCTTGATAATATCCTCAAAGGTGACAATCCCATCAGGTTTATGGGACTTTGAATCCCACCAACACTGCATAAAGTCAGAGATACGACCCTCCTTAAGCAACTCACAAGGATCTTTAAACCCATCCGGGAGTTTCAGTATCTTTAGCTTATGTGGGCTAAAGAGATCTTTAATGGACTCTATGGCTGCCTTACCAGCATTGTCATTATCAAAGCAGACAACCACAGAGTCATACCCTTCTAGAAACTCCAGATTGTCCTGTACGTCCTTACGGGCACCCTGTGAGCCAGTACGAATACTGACCACATCCCACTTATTATTAAACATCTCAGCCACTGCCAAAGCATCACACTCACCTTCAGTGATTGTAATAAACTTTCCAGAGCCCCTACATATTTGTTGACCAAAAAGACCTAAACCAGAGGAAGTGCCCTTACAAAAGAAGTTCTTATTTTGAACTATTCTTGTCTTGACAAAAGCAACATCATTAGTATCAACTCTATAGTAAGGATAGTGGTGCTTGGATATATTACCAGATGAATCATATTCAACATGGACATTAAACCTCTCACAAGTGGCTTTTGATATTCTTCTGTCCTTGATTGAATCAACAACACCAGTTAATTCTACTTGCACAGTATTTCCTGTATTATAATTAATACTTGATTTAGTTCCTACCCAGTAACCACAATTAGGAGTATAACAATAAGAGTGGTCATCATATACACCTAAGTTATCTTTAGAACCACATTTAGGACATTTATCATGCCTTATAAACATCTTTTATATTTACCTTAAAGGTTTATTAAAGGTGTAACTCTTAAAGTTACTCTTATAGTTCTCTTATAGTAACTCCTCTAGGTTGATTAGAACAAACTTAGCTTTGTCCTCCAAGGAAGAGAACTTGATAAATCTACCAGGTTTCTTGTAATCAAAGTTCTGACAATGAAAATATTCAGCCGTCATCTTACGATCTGACCAGAAAATTACATTGTCCCTTTGGACACCATAGAACATCTTACTACCAGCCATCAAACATGCCTCTAGGACCGCATAGGAAGCCCTAGGAGACGTTTTGAGGGGTAGGGTAGTACCAACCTACCGGGTACCCCTCTCAGAGCCTCCTAGAGCCTGTTTTAGAAACCTTCCTCGAACTTGTCCTTGTCGTTCTCGGATCGTTCCACCAGCCGTACAGCTTGTACGTAAGGAGTGACTCCGTGGACTGGTGAGACCTTACCCAAAGACACACTAAGGCGTACCTTGGACCCCCAAGGAATCTCTCCTTCAACAGGGTTATTATCAGTATCCACTACCTTTACCAAGTATTGGCTCTTGAACTTCCGTTGAGGAGTACCATTATAATCCTTGATCTTTACCCCTTTGGACATAAGGAGATCTTTAGTTTCTTCACTCAAAGCAAGTACCAAAGAATATGCTCCAGTAGAGCGACCTAGATATTCCTCGTGCTTGGTGAGATTAGAAAAAGCAACTACACCTTCAATTACCATTTATTCATCCTCATTATTAAAAGTAACATATGTGTTACTATTGTCATCTATATAAGTATCTTCCAATACCTGATCTGAGATATTGGCACATTGAGAACACAAATCCAAGAAAGAATTAGTTATACTACACTTTCTATTTAACTCATATTCCTCCAATATAATATCACAAGCCTTACACCGCATAATACCAAAGTCCATTATAGTTAATTATTCTCTACGGTCATGCTTTGAAGCAAAGTAGAGAACCACCCAATAGGTGAGAAGCCCACAGAGGGCTACTCCAAGGATTGCAAACAATGCAACCCAAAAGACCATTAATATAATCTCAAACATTAAACTTATCCTTGAATTCTTCCCACTGGTCAGGGTTACTATAGTGTCTAATGACTTTCTTTAGTGCCTTGTGGAGTTTCCTACTGTAGTCATCTTCAATTGTATCATTGATTGCAAATGTCTGAATCAATGACTGCCTTACAATCTCTTCAATGCAGTCATGGCTCAATTCAATTTCTGTTTTCATTTAAAAAAACCACTTGTGGATTTCTGCGATTCCTTTGTCCGACATCTTGTCGTACTCTTTCCGCTTGTTGTGTTTATAATAATTAAGCAGATCCCAGACTGTCATAGTCTGACATTCATGTTCAATCAAGGAATTAATCATATCTTCTTTCGTCACCTCTTCGGTGACAATATTGTCTTCTTCGTAATCTTCAAAGCAGTCATGTTCAGGATAACGTACACTCATTTATATTTCCTCTTGAGATGCTTTAGAAAATAAACTAGCTTAGGTGTCTGCTTTGTGTTGCTCTCAACAAAAGCAAGTAACTCGTCCAGGTCTTTAGCTAAATTCTCTCGATCCAAACGGGTACCCCTCTTCGTCGTCCCAATCGAATTGTGGATCAAACCAAGGCAATTTGTCAATACGCCCTTGGAAGTTATGTTGAAGGTTTTTGTGTCCATTCTCATGCACATAGTGAGGTGACTTGTAGGTTTCAATCAGGTTGACAAAATAGGAATACTCCATTGTGTCACCGTACTCATCCTTGATCTCTTTGTCTTTGAGATACTTCTTCCACTCTTGCCAGGAGACAAGCCCAAGGTGTTTGTAACCTTGGAAGTGAAAACACCAACCAAATGATGACTTGCCTATATGTAATTCTTTGTCGTATCTTTCACAATGGGAGCACTCATTCGTGACTACATAGAAGTTAGTTCCCATGCTTTGTCTCCCATAGTAACTTCTCAAAGAGAGAAAACACATTCTCGAATTTCCTCTGGTAGATTGTTTCTAAACCTAAAAGGTAATTGTCCAGGTTGTCGTACTCCTTGGGTTGTAATTTAAAGTGTTCTATGGTTTGCCTGAGTAGCTGAATGTCTTCAATGATACCCCAAGCTCCCATGATGGCTTGCTCTAATTCAAATTGTGTCATGTTTCACCCCTTGCCCTAATAGCTTTGGCACAGTCAATGCACCCTTCATTGTAAAGGTACTGTGTCCAAGATGCCGTTGTCTCCTCGCACACCTTTGCACACGCCTCGCGCTCTGCTGCGGCAATAAGAGCGGAGAAGCGCTCAGCCCTAGGATCTATGTGCCACGCAAGATATCCAGCCTCTTTCGCCATGCGTATAATTTCTTCTCTGGTCATCTTCTTCTCCTGCTTTTCTCTACGGTCCCGTTACCGTAACCGTAACCGTCGCCGTAACCGTTACCGTAACCGTCGCCGTCGCCGTAACCGTCGCCGTAACCGTCGCCGTCGCCGTAACCGTAACCGTTACCGTATCCGTTGCTGTATCCGTTGCCGTAACCGTTACCGTTGCCATTGCCGACGGGGAAGAATGAGGGCATCAAAGCCCCCATCCTTCGTGAACGGGGACGCAGAAAATCTCTGCGCCTTCGGGCATAAGTACGTCCGCAATCGGGCGCAGGTCTGCCTGCTCAGTCTCGACCATCTTGGCAAAACCAATTGAGTCCCATGAGAAAACATGGACGGCTCGGCTCAGACGAATACGTCCGTTCTCCCGAGTCACGTCTCCCGCAAAGATCCAGCCACGATCTACGACGACCACAGCACGAGTGCCTGTCGGACGGGCAGAAACGGGAGCATACTCAACACCATTAATCGTTACGTTTTGCATTTTCAAGTCTCCTTGGATAATTTCTTCTTTGTTCACTTCTTAACTCCAATTGAATATCTAAAGTTATTGATACCTTGGTTATCACTAAACTTTTTCATCAACCAAAGTGTACCCTTAGACTTTTTACTCTTCAAGAATTCCTTCATGGATTGTTTCCCGGACATCAGCGAAACCTTACGATAGTCTAGGTATTCTTTCTCAGCATCTTCCAAAGCCTCATAGGCGACCACTAACTCAGCGGCTTCCTCCGGTGTCGGTGGCTGCACATGTTTCCATGCAAACCCGCGAAGGATTCCTGCTACTGTACTTTTTTTGATACCAAAGAGATTGCCAATGGTTTCATTC